CCCGTTGTGGACGGCAGCAAGGGTGTACCAAGTGTTGAGCGCGGGCTCGCCACCGAGCTCCGTGAGGAGGACTTGGCCCGCTGCGCTAAGACCCTCGTGGATTAGTGAGCCGTTGGTGTAAGCCAGAGACAGCGCGACACCGAAGGTGTCCCCGCTCTTCTTTGAGCCCATGTAGTTGCGGAGCCCTGTCGTCGCGGTCGGGTAGATCTTGGCCGAGAACGTGTAGGCTGCACCGTTAAACAGCGCAGAGGTCAGCATGCCGGTTCCGGTAAAGGTCAGAACCTCACCGCGAGTGCCGTCCGTAACAGTGGCTTGGCTGTAGATCTCAGCGCCAGAGCCGTACAGGTCGACGAACTTGTTCTCAACGTCCGACCACTGGAAGCGATAGTTGTAGACCGTGGGGATCTCTACGAGAGGCGCGACAAACCGAGCAGCGTCTTGGCCGAGTGCGATGTAGTCGGGTCCGGTGAAGTGCCGGTCGCCGTCATTGCTCGTCAAACCGCGCGTCGGCACGATTCTGATGCGCTCGTCGTCAGCGGCAACCTTGGTCAGTGCTTGCTGGAAGTCCTCGTAGTAGAACGCCCTCCTAGTCCAGAAGGTTGCGATCGACGGCATGACCACGGCAATGTTTTGACCGTCATGGATGGTCGAGCGCCAGTCAGCGATAGCCGTCGTCAGGTCGGTCAGGAACGTGTCAGCCGAGTACGTCTGGTGCGCGATGGCGTCGACCGTACCCATGGAGTGGTAGATCGAGACCGGCACAGCCTCAGGGTAGTCCTCGAGCACGCCGTTCATGGCATCACGGAGCTCCGTCCAGGCGGGGTCACCACTCCTCCAGTTGCCGGCAGACTGCGAGCTCCCAGAGACGGCACGGCCAACAAGGATCATTTTCTTGATCCCAGGGAACATCCGCTTGCGCTCCTTCAGATAGGCGAGCGCAGCGCCAACACCACCGACCGGCTCCTCAACCTCCATCTGGAGGGGGTTCTTCGCCGCCATGACCTCGCCAGCAGCAGGCACAATCTGGTCGTCACGAGAGTTACCCCACGAAACCTCGAGCAGCCCAGGCCACGGCTCATCGCCAGCCTGGGCGGCGTTGCCGGTGGTGGCGTCGTCTTGGCCGGTCGCTTGAGAGTCTCCGGCGAAACCGTGAACTTCGACCTCGGCCCAAGCGCGGCTGGTGTTCTCGGAGCGGGAGGCGGCCTCGATGGCGCTGACGACGTCGGGACGGGTGCGGGTCATTGGTGCAGGGAGGGGTGCAGTGGGGAGCCCGCAGACACGCGTCTGAGGGTGGACATAAAGGTGGAGCCCGCTCGACCCTGGGGAGGACAGGGGAGCGGGCTCCGAGCGGTTCTCTCACAAACCACAACACGGCCCAGCGGCTGGGTGCCGGGCTGTTCGCAGTGTACTACTCTGTGGGAGCTTGGCGGCGCCTTCTTGCAGAAATTGTCGAGGCACCAGCACCGAGCCCGCCACCAGCAGCAAGCAGAAGGATCTCCAGTAGACCGAAGGCAAACTGCTTACCGCGCTGCTGGAACTTTTCGCGGTCAGCGGTGATAAGCGCAGCAGCCTCCTCAGGGATTTCCTTGAGGCGCGCTTCGGCGAGCTCAAGCGACTGCTCGATCAAAGCGTCGTAGCCGTCCTTGTCGATCTCGCCGGCAGCATACAGGTCTTGCGCTTCCTCGAGGTCGGCTCGCATCTGCTGGCGCGTTTCGGCCACACGCTCCTCGACCAAGGTCAGAGGGGCGCAGGACACCGCCACCAGCGGGAGGCAAACGAGGAGGCTTCTCATCAGTAGCCCTTCTTCGTCTTGGGCTTGCTGGTCTTCGGCTTGGACTTCTTCTTCATGTCAGCGTTTCGCGGAGCGAATGTTGGAGCGGGAAAGGCGGTCCTCGACAGACTTCTGGAAAGCCTTGTCGGTCTTGTAGCGGGGATCCATTAGCGCCTGATGGAACTCACTGGCGCTTTGGAACGGGGGCTCGCTGGTGACGGCGTTGGTCGTAGCCTTCAGGGTTTTGACTTGGCTGCCACCAGCCTGGGCCACGAGCCCACGAATGATCGTGGTCTGCCCCGCAACGGAGGCGCCGGCAAGGTCGCGGTTAATTTGAGCGATCTCCTCGGCACCCAAGTTGTGCTGGGCCCACTCGAGCGCACCCTGCACGGTGTCCTTGCCACCCAGTGCGTCGTACACCTGCGCTTGCTGCTGGGCGCGGAGCGCCATCTGGCCGGCGTAGAACTGGTCAACCATCCCCCTGTCGACAAAGCCCGCCGAGGCAAGCGTGGCGTAGTCCTCATCGGTGATTTGGCCGCCAGACTTGAGGATGCGCTCGCTGACCTCCTGTAGCGCCGCTTGGTCGACGGCAGGAGGCTCAGGCTCAGGCGCAGGTTCAGGGATCTGGAGCTCGACCGGGGACTCTTCAGTCGGTGCGGGCTCGGGGATTGCCGGCGTTTCCGGCTGCTCGACAGCCTCAACGGGCTGCTCAGGTGTTTCGTTTTCCATCACTGTGCTTGTTGCTGGATCGAAGCATCAATGGCGGGGCCGACAGCCTGCTGGGCCATCATCGCGCGCATCTGCTCCTCTTGCTGCTGCGCGAGCTCCTCCTCCGTGAGGACGTACCGAGCCGCGTCGAGATTGTACCCAGTGGCAAGGTCGGTAGCGACGTTCCGCACGTTGATGATCTCGCTGACTCGGTCAGGACCGACAATCTGCATCATCGTGCCGAACATCTGCGCGATCCTCCCGACCATGTGGTTACGGGAGATGGCGTCGAGGCCCGTGGCAATGGCCGGCTCGACCTCTTTCGGCAGCGTGATCTCGCGCTCGCGCTTCATCTTGCGGAACAGGTAGAAGACGATCGGTGCCTGCACCGTGTCTGCCAAGGAGGTGTACACACCGCCCAGCGCGTCTTCGAGTTCCTGCGCCATGATGCGGATCTCCTCCGCGGTCACGCGCTCCCCGCTTCGCTGGATGCTGGAGTTCAACAGGAACGAGCCCTGGAGCTCGGCGACAATGCGGTCCCGCTGCGCCATGGCGAAGTTCATGTCGTACCCTTTGTCGGTACGGATGACGCCAACGTCCGCAGGGTCTCCGGCCACGATACCGAGGTTCGGGGTCTTCGCCAGCACCTGCGGCTTCATGATCGAGTTCGGTCTGACAGCCCAAATGGTCTTTGCCATGGACAGCGCCGACTCGGTGATGCTTCGCGAGAGGCGCTCCAGCGACAGCAGGTGTCCGTCGTAGTCCTCGACGTAGGAACGACCGTACGAGCACTGCGGCTCCGCGGCAAAGCGCAGGGGGATGAGCGGCAGATCCTCAGGCTTGAGCGTCACGGGGTCCGAGACCGGAAGACCCTCGACCTCTTCGCGGAACTCAAAGTCTCCGTTCTCCGTGCGGATCGCTCCCGTGAACACCGAGAAGGACTCGAGCATGCGCTGGCTGCCCGTCTTGTCCCGCTGGATCTTGTCGATGGCAGCGACCGCCTCTTCGCCAAGCTGCATCAGGGCACCCTCACGGCTCAGACCCTGCTTGAGAATGACCGCTTGCAGCGTGCCGTCGTCGTCTCGAGCGACCGCGTAGTTGTGCAGGGAGTACGCAGCAGGCAGCCCGCCAGGGCGGTCGTAGATCAGGGCGTTGCCCGTCACCACAAGGAGGCGCATAGCCTCGGCGATAGCAGGACGCCAGCCGCTCTTGTCGAACTTGGACAGCGCCTGCTTCTCAATCCGGTTGAGCTCTTGGTCCAGGGCCGCAACACCCTCCAGCCCTTCAGACTGCTCCAGCCGCGCCCGATCCTGCTCAGTCACAACGAGGCGCATGAACGGCATCGTCGGCGGGAACAGGGTCAGCATCAGCTTGGACGTCAGCATGTTGACGCCCTTTGCCCCGATGCTTTGGAAGTTCTGCGGCAGCCTGTGGCGGCTGACACCCTCCCGCGGGAAGACGGTGGGGATGGTCAGCACCGCGTTCCGCACCCCGCGCTCCACCCACTCCGTGCGGTCAGTCTCCAGTTGGTGATAGAGATTGGTCAGGAGTTCCATGTGTCAGGAGGGGATGAAGAAGTTGGGCGGGAACCGGAGCGAGTACTGACGCAGCGTGTTCGGGTCGAGTCGCTCTCGGCGGACAACCTCCTCCGGCGCCCCGATCTCTGAAGCGCCTTCGCGTGCCGGGGGAGGAGCCATTGGGCGCGGCGGCAGCTTGGGCGTCTTCGGGGTCGGGGGTTTCAGGCACATATCAGAGGTCGTCGATCGCTTGATCCGCCGAAGGTCGACGGGGCTGGGGAGTCGGGGCATCCTCCACGGGAGCCGGTCGCAGGTTTAGGTAGGCGTCAAACTGGGCCACAAACCAGTCGTAGACCTCTTGACGCCCCAGTGTGCGTGCAGCCCCGATGGGACCTTCGCGCTCGAGGGTTTCCGCGAGCTCGTGGGAGGAGTGGTCGAAGCGGTCAGCCGCCTCGCGAAGAATCTTAGGGATGTCCGAAGACCTCCCATCGTTAATGGTGTCAGCCATTGGGGTTATATACCTTGGGGTATACGCTCAGGGGGTCCAGAGTACAGGTTTAGAGGTTTTCAGGTCGTACTCGCCGGGACGGAGAATCCGTGCCAACCGGCCCTGGACAAGGGCGTCCTCTTCGGTCTGACCCCCTCGGGAGAAAGCGGCGACAACTCGAGCCCACTTGGCGTCGAGTTCCTCGCCCTCCACCTCCGCCAAGATCTTGGCCGCAGTCACCTTGCCGACTCGCGGGCACCCGCCGTAGCCGTCGACCGAGTCGCCGGTCAGAACTTGGCCGAGCCAGTTGTCATCCGCCTCTTCCTCGGTCAGTGGCCCACGAATCTCAAGGTCGTGATACGGCGACACAATGGCAACGCCCGGGATGGTGAGCATGTCCTTGTCGCTTGCCACGAGGTAGTCGACGTTAGGTGACAGGATCCCCATGACGTCGTCCGCCTCCAAGCCGGGCATCATGAAGCACTCGTACTCCTCCTCGAGCCACTCGATCGCAGCGCCGTAGGCCAGCGGCTTTCGCGTCGTCTTTCGGTGCGACTTGTACTCAGGGTAGATGTCTTTCCGAAAGTTGTGGCTTGGGTCGCTCATAGCGAACTGCACCACATCGGCACCCGTGCGGTCCTGAGCCTGCTTGATCTTGTGCCGGATCGTTTGCTTGACCTCGTCAAGGTCAGTGTCCCAGGTGTACCAAGAGCCGAAGCAAGTCTCGCGCATGCAGCCAGAGCACGAGCCGTAGCAAATTTCGTCTGCGTCGTAGAGGAGTGTGGTCATGTCAGTGGGTGTCCTTCCAAGAGGCGCCGAAGTCCACGCTCCCCGTGACAGGCACACGGAGCTCAAGGTATTCGGTTACAAGGTTGAAGGCCGCCTCGACAGCCGCGGTGTAGTTGTCCTCGAGCCCAGGGCGAAGGCTTCCCTGGATCTCGTCGTGAACGTGTCCGGTCTGGAGGAAGTCCCGACCTGGGGTGACTCCAAAGCCGGGCAGGATGCTTTCAAGCACCACAGGCACCCATCGCATGACCGTGGCCCCGGCGGACTGGAGCAGAGAGTTCAGCGCAGCGTGGCTGTGCCTGATCCCCACGCGCCGGCCATCCAGGGAAAGGATTGAACCCGACTCCCCCACTTCAGCGGCAATCTTGTTCATCAGCGGGTCGAGTCCGTTAATGTTCTTCCGCATGGAAGCGCGAATGCGCTTGCCGAGGTTAGAGCCTTTGCCGAACGTCTTGCCAAGCCGCATGTCGCCAGCACCGTACAGCAGCGCATAGGTGACCGTCTTGCCGGTGTCTCGGTCGCACGGAATGACCTCGCTAATTGCTCGTGCATGGATCGAGTGCGGGTCAGTGCCTTGGGACTTGTCGCCCCGCAGCACCGCTTCGGCGTACCGTCCACCATCAAACTCGGCCAAGTAGTGCGCGAGCATGCGGAGCTCTAGGCCGTCGGCATCAAAGCCAGCTTGGACGTAGCCCCGAAAGGGGATGAACATCGAGCGCAGTTCCTTGCCGTAGGGCTTCCGGATCGACGTCACGTTCCCCGTGTTCGGCTTTGAGTGCGCGCAGCGGTGGGTCACCGTCCCGATGTGTAGGCAGCGCCCATGCAGCACGCCGTTCTTGTCAGCAAGACGGAAGTATCCCGTCGGGCCGTCCTCGAGCACAGCGATGCGGCTGTTGCAGATGTTCCACTCAAGCGCAGCACCAGCCTCAGGGTAGATGTCCGACAGGTCCCGCAAGATGTCCTCGTGCATCGCCGGCTTGCCTGATGCCGTGAGCTCCTTTGGCGCCCACCCGTACTTCTTGATGAGGCGCGCAGCAAGCTGCTGGCGTGACCCTGGGTTGAACGGGATCAGCTTGTGGTCGCGGAGCTCCCCAGTGTCCTTGTCTCGGTAGCGGCGCTGCTTGCCCGTCGAAGTCTTCGAGTACATCTGCTTGACTGGAGGGAACGCCTCGTGGATCGCCTTCTCCGCTAGGTCTCGCTTGATGCGAAGATCCTGTCGCAAGCGCTCGCCAGCCCTGCGGTCTAGCTGTACGCCGCGCTGCTCCTGATCAAACAGCTGACCAGCAAACAGATGCTCGAGCTCAACGGTGGTCAGCCCGCCAGCCTCGAACTCAGGCAGGCGCTTGATCAGCACGCGGTAGAGCCTGAGGTTGACCTCCACATCCCGTATGCAGTAGGTCAGCATCTCCTGCGTGAACGTGCTCCAATCGTCCGGCTGCTCACCCTTTGCTAGGCCCAGCCGCTGACCCCATGCAGCGATCGAGTGCTGGCCGATGTACTTGCCGTCAAGGCGGTCTTCGCTGTGAAGCGCAAAGTCACGCTCCTTGCGGTCTGAGTACACAAGCCGCGACAGGACCAGCGTGTCCAACATTCTCGTGCGGTCTTGGGTTACGTGAGTGCGGCCCACGTAGCCAAGCTTGGCGAGTACCGGAGCATCGTACTCCAGGATGTTGTGACCGCTGGTCCTGTCCGCCGTTCCAAGGTAGGCGACACCTTCTTTGAGCGTCCCGTGACACGGAGCAAACTCAGGGTTGTTGTGGTACGCGCGGACCTGACCCGTGTCTACGTCGGCTGCGACAAGGCAGTGAATCTTCGTGACGTCGGACAGCAGGTTGTCTGTCTCAAGGTCGTACAGAAGAGTCGTCATTGCGCTGACTCAAAGTCCTCAACTGCTCCAAGGCTTTGCAGTTCCAGGAAGCGACGCAACCCTTCGGTCTGACGCGGGTTGCCACGGAACCAACCTGTGCCGTCCACGCTTTCAACGCCAAGGTGATAGCACTCGTACAAACGACGAGGACTGTTCACGCGTCCGACATGCACACGCAAGCCAGACTGCATCCACATTTCCAGCGACTCCCACTTCCAATCAGTGCTGCCGCCAATGAAGAGGACTGACGGCGACGGGTTCAGGTCTTTGAGCGTGTCTAGCGTCATTCCGTCTTGGCACGCAAATGCCAGCGGCCACCCTGTTGCAGCCTGAAGCGAAGGCGCCTTGGCGTTCCAGAGCTCGACCGTCGCAGCCGCGTCGCCGACGACATCGGGACAGACAATCCAGAGCGGCGGTGTGTCTTTCGACATCGCCCACGCGACAAGCGCGTTGAACTTCTCCCAGTCAAACGCCTCTTCTTTGAGAAACGCACTGTAGGCGCCATTGTCTAGTGCGTACGGAAGGTGCTTATACGGGCCGCGCTGCCCGCCTACCGAGTACAGATGCGCTAGACCCCCGTACTTGCCTTGCCAGAAATGGACCTCAGCCTTCGAGTTGTTTGACGGCATCACAATCATCGAAGCCCAACCTGCTTATGCGTTTGCGTGGACAGCGTCCACTGGGGGTGTTCAAGACAGTACTGGACAGCCAGCCGTGTGTTGTGCTCAACCTCCGCACCGTCAATAGGCTGTAGCGAAAGGCGGCTGTACAGCTTGGTGTCGATGTCTGAAGGCTGCAAACCTTCTTGAGGATACGCCAGCTTCAGCTCATCTGCCGATGTCACCCGCAAGCGCGTCCCAGCTTTCGGGCTGACACACAGCCAGTCAATTCCAGTTGGCGGCAGAAGAGTGCCGTTTGTTTCGACATGCACCTCAAAGCCTCGAGCGCGGACCGCGAAAGTAAGCGAAGCGTCTAGCTGTAGCAGCGGCTCGCCTCCCGTAAACACGACAAGCGGGCGAGCTCGCGCTACGCAGCCTTTCGGCCACACCTCCTGGATTTGATCAGCAAGCGCAGCGCACTCAAAGTACACGCCTCCGTTGCTAAGCCAGTCGTGGCCTACGAAGTCAGTGTCGCAGAACTGACAGATTGCTGAGGACCGATCCTCTTCAAGCCCAGACCAAAGGTTGCAGCCAGAGAACCGACAGAACACCGCAGGGCGCCCAGCCCAGCGACCTTCGCCTTGCAGCGTGTAGAAGATCTCCTTGACCTTGTATCGGCTTTCATCGATCACAAGGTCACCTCCGCATACGCATCTGGCTGCGAGCTCACCCGAACGCGGCGCAGCAGTCCACGCATAGCGCCTTTCTGGTACTCGGATGCGATGTGACGTGCAATTGCCTCCATGCTGACTGGCTCGCCAAGCACGACGGGGCTTTCGTCCGCAAAGACGACATCTTCCTGGGACTGGGCGAGTTGACGGTGATCGTAGCCCAGCAACACCGATGAAAGCCGAGCGCGCTCCTGCTCAACATCCACCTGACCAGACGCATTTTCAAGGGTCACCCAGACTTTGTAGGTGTGCCCATGAAGTCGACGCCGAGTGGTCATTGCGTGCGTGGGCATTCTGTGCGCCGCATCGAAGTGCCCGTAGATAGTAATGGTGACGTTCAACACGCACCCCCAAAGAAGCGATTTGAGTACACCTCAAACTGATGCAGCATTTGCTCAACGTCACCTTCTTCGTTGAGCAACGTAAAGTCTGTCTGCTCCAGCAGGTCTGCGGTATTTTGCTCAGTCAGATGCCCGTTAACTGGGCCTGCGGAGTGACGGTGCACGCCGAACACAAGACCTTTCCGCTTCACGTACTCAAACTCGTTTGCGTAGCGGATGTCGGTCAAGATGACGTTGTACCCTTCCGCCATGTACTCCGCGACGGTGCGGGCCGCAGCCAGAACCCAGAAGTCCGGGTCAATCTGACGGGCGGTGTGGCCGAAACGCTGAAGGGCGTGTCGAGTCTGCGCGTCGTCCACCTTTGCGGCCTCTAAGGCAGCGCGACCGTGGATCGGGAGGAAGTAACCTTCCTCGTCGTCTTCGTCGTCGAGCTCCCACCAACGGCACGGGCGCGCTGTCAGGTACAAGTCTTTGAGCGCGTCAGCAAAGGCGACCTTTTTCCAGCGACCAGTCTCCTCGAGCATGTCGCCAAGGGTGTCTTTGCCGGAGCGCGGAAAGCCCACGAGGCCGGCAAGCACAGGTACAGGAACGGGCATGTCATTCATCGGAAATCCTCCTCTCCGACAGGTTTTGGCTCCTCATGCGGAACCTCGGTGAACAGCCCAGTCGGGCCGTCGTATTTAAGCGCAGCGTGGACGCCGGTGTCCCCGATGGGGCGATTTTTCAGCACGCGCAGTCGAACGGTGTTTCGCTGCGCGGGGTCATCCGCCTGGGTGTTTCGCTCGGCAGCGATGATGATGTCCGGGAGCTGGCCGAGAGACTGCGAGCCCCGAAGGTCAGCGATCTTCACGGCCTTGCCTTCCTCGTGGCTTCCCTCCTTCGGACGGCGCAGGTGGCTGATCACCACGAGAGTGCAGGCAGTCTCCTCCACTAGAGAGCGAAGGTCAGTCATCATCTTGTCAAGTGCCTTCCGTTCGTCTTCAAGGGCGAGCCCTGAGATCGCAATCGAGATGTGGTCGAGGAAGAGTAGGTCGCATCCCAGTCCCTTAACGAGGAAGCGCAGCTTCGAGATCAGCGTGTCCGTCGCCGTCGAACCGAAGTGGTCGAACAGATGGAGCCGCTCGCCCACCCTTTCGTGGACCTCCTTGATCTTGTCCAGCGGGACGTCCCCTCGCATCGCCTGAGACCAGCCAACCGGAATCCCGTAAATCCCTAGGGCGGACTGGCGGACGCTCTCCTCAAGCGCGACGTAGCCAACCGTGTGGCCTCGTTCTAGGTAGTGCGAGCACAGCGTGCGGCTAATCGTCGACTTGCCTGAGCCAGTCGCAGCGGTGAGCAGGATGAGCTCCTTCGGGCGCAGGCCGCGAAGCGCGTTGTTGAGTCCCTGCCACGGATACGGGTCGCCTTCAAGCGACTGCACGTTTTCGACCGCCTCCCAGATAGCGTCTCCAGACACGAGCCCCTCAGGGCGGTGCTGCTTGGCGTTGTAGATCGCCTTCTTCAGACCAGCCTTGTCGCCAGCCTGGAGCATCTCGCACGCATCCTTGCGAGGCATGCGCGTGACCTTCGCCTTCCCTGGGGAGAAGAGGGGTAGACACTCTTTGACCGCGGCTCTGCCGGCGTCGTCCTCGTCGAAGCACAGAATCACCTGATCGAACTTCTCGAGCTCCTCGAGCGCAGCACGGATGTGCTTCGAGGCAGTCGTCGCGCCGTGCGGGACGGAGATGGCGGGCCAGAAGTCCGAGTCCATTGCTTCGCACACAGCCAGAGCGTCGAGCTCGCCCTCGGTGATGATCACTTTCGAACCGAAGTCGGAGCGGTACGCATCGCCATCACGGACAGTGTCGAGACCGAAGAGCCCCACTTTAGAGTTGTCCCCAAGGACAGAGAACTTTGGCTCTTGCCCGTCAGTGAAGCGCAGCTTTTGCGCGACCACGGTGCCACTGTCGTCAGACCACTGGGCCACGTGGCACGGACGTCCCTTGTAGTTAGACGCGCCGTAGCGGTACTTCTTGGCGGTCTTAGCGTTGATTCCTCGATCCGGGATGGAGAGGAACTCAACGCTGGTCTGCGGGATAAGACCCAGCATTGATTTGTTGCGCGGCGAGAAATCATCCTCGCCGTCTTGGCGTGCATCCTCGTACGAGAAGTCATCCGTCTTGCGGATGAAACCACAGGCATGGCAGTGCCCGAAGCCGTTGACGGCAACAGAAAGACCACGGCGGGCCCCGCATTCAGGACACGGAACCCGCCGAGAGGTGAATTGGACCATCCCCTAGCGGAAGATCAGAATGCTTCGGGCGCGAGGTCCAGCCCGGCAAAGTCATCATCAGCCGTGGCACCGCCAGCGGTCTGTAGGTCCACAATTTGGACGGCACGGAGGCGGCCCGACACTCGCCACATTGACGTGCCTTGCACGTTGTAGATGAACGGCTCGAGCGACATCCGAAGCTTCGTGCCGTAGCTGGGCTCTTCGCCGTCCGCGAGCTCCAGCGTCTTGCCTTGCAGGTCCTTGAGCACGACCTTGCGCGTCCAAGCAGAACCGTCGCGCCGCTTGCCGCCGGCAGAAAGCCCCGCCTTGACGACGATCATTCCCGTGACGTTGCCGTCGCGGTCAGTGTCGTCGGCAACAGGCAGGAAGCCGTCCTCGTACTTCTTGGCGTTCGGCGGAATCTCACCTGCTTCGATCCGATCCTCAAACGCGGCGTTCGCCTTCTCGCGAAACTCCGCCAAGAACTGTGCAACCTCGTCGCGCTCAGGGTCCAGCATCAGGCTGACCTGATAGCGGCCCGGGGCTTCAGGAGTCGGGGCCGCACCGCCGAAGACCTTCGGGGTAACGACGTCGATCCACTTGGCAGTACCTACGGGGGTGACAACGTGCTTCATGGGATTCTCTTGTGAGAGGGAAGGGTTAGTGGGTGTGCGACTCAGGAGAAGAAGTACTCCGAGTCCATGAGGGTAGAGATGTCTACCGAGCCGCGCTCAGGAACCTCCGGGAGTTCGACCCCCTCGGGTAGGGATGATTGTAGCTCTGCTCGTAAATCCTGTAGGGGGTTGCCCTGGAGAATTTGGATGTAGCTTTCACGCAGGACCTGGGCCAGCACAGGCATATCGGCAGCGTGGGTGCCGAAGCTGTCATGAATCATCTGGAAATGTGTCACCCCCGCAAGGGAGGCGCGCTCCACCGTCAGGAACATGGCGCTCGCGTCAAGGCTGTGGATGTAGTTGGGACACGAGCCGTTTGCGGCTTTGTTGCCGTCTACGTGCTCAGTCGCATTCCACACGCGGATGTACATCTGGCGGCCTGTGTGGAACCCGACACGCTCTACGGTGCCTTTCTTGTAATCCTGGCCGCAGCGCATGCCGAGCGGCGTGGTCCACGCGAAGTCAACGTCATGCGCGGCAAGGATGTCGGACGCTTGCCTGATCCAGTCCATGGCGTGGCGAGCTCGGAAGAGCACTTCGCCCATGATGTCCCACACGATCGAGCCTACCCAGTGCCACACCTTGTAGGCATCGCGCTCGGGGAACGGCTTCTCGAGCCCGGTCAGCGTCTTGCCGCGCACGAAATCGTGATACCACTCGACGAGGTATGACTGGCACGAATAGACCGTGGCGCCGTACGGCTGCGTCATGACCGGGCGCTTTACCGATTTGCGCGGGAACCCGTCCATGCCGTTCGCTTGCAGGAACTCAAGCACCCGCCTAGCCCGCCGGCGCAGCTTGGCGTCGTCGTGGCTCGCGGCGTATTCGCGCATGCGCTCAGTCAGCCTGTCAGCGACCTCCTGATACGCGTCCTGCGGCTCGTCCACGGGGACGCAGTTGGTCGCTCGGCATCCCTGCTCGTCGCGCATCAGCATCGAGTAGATCTGGAGCCCGTTGTTGCTGCCGTCGACCGCCACGGGGATATGGCTGACATGGTCCAGCGGATCGTCGAGCTCCATCATGTCGGCAAACTCAAAGCAGAACGACAAGAACTGGAACGGCTTGTCTGCTTCGCTCCACCAGCGGTACTCGATCGGGTCGCGTGCGGACCAAATGATGTTCAGCGCGTTCTCTTTGGTCCAGGCAATGCGGTCCTCGAGCGAAAGCTTGTCTTCGCCGTAGCAGTTGGCCCCGTGAATCAAGAGCCAGTCCAGCGCCTCCTGTGTGCCGATCTTCTTCCCGTCAGCAAACTCGACAATGCCTCGTTGCCAGTCGGGGCCCTGGTAGGAGACCGGACAACCGATCGGGTAGCACCGTCCGCGGAA